TCTTATTGTTGACCATTACGAATTGCTGTATAATCTGTATAACGGAACTATATAGGACGGGGGTTCGATTCCCCCTTCCTCCACCAAATTCTATTATGGGGGAAATCGGTTTCGACTGTATATGGAAGGTATACAGACAGCACGGAGAAGAATGATGGCTCCGTTATCAATCATTCAAAACACAAACGCAAACGATTACGATCTTGCGATTGCTGCTTAATAAGTAGCTAGGGTTTTGGTAGTTTTCCTCGTAACAGAATAAACTACCGCTTATTTGCGGGTCTAGCTCAGTCGGCAGAGCATCTGCTTGCCAAGCAGAAGGCCAAGGGTTCAAGTCCCTTGACCCGCTCCATCAGGGAAAACTTTTTCCTTGTATATCCAAGACCATTATGTTATAATGGTTATACTAAAGTGATGAAAGAGATTTTATCACATATTTTAATTTTTATAGGAGATTTTGTTTATGACTATGATGCACGGAACACCCAAAGTAGGACGAAAGAATGCTCGTAAAATTACACGAGCTGAATCCGAAGTAACCGGACTTCCTCGTTGGGTGGAAATTTACACTTCACCTGCAACTGGTGAGATTGCGTTCAAAGATTGTGATCTTGAAGGTGGCGCTCGTACCGTCAATGCTTGTCGTAAAGCTTTGAATAGTTTTTACGGTAACTAAGATTCATCTTTGTTTCTCCGAGGAGGGGGATGGGCAACCATCCCCTTTTTTTATTATGAGAACATTTATATTATTATCATATATATTTCTTACTGGATTTACTCTTGTTCCAAAAGATGAAGTAAGATGTCTTGCAAAAAATATTTATTTTGAAGCAAGAGATCAAAAAGTTAAGGGACAAATAGCAGTTGCCTTAGTAACTATAAATAGAGTAAAAAGTAAGAGATTTCCAAATTCTATATGTAAGGTTGTTAAACAAGGTAGATATAGAAATGGAAAAATTGTAAAACATAAATGTCATTTCTCTTGGTTTTGTGATGGTTTGCCAGACAATCCTAAAGATAAGATTGCATGGAAAGTTTCAGAAGTTATTGCAAAAGCAATACTACAACAGCCAGGAGTTCATATTAAAAACTATGGTGAAAGATGGAAGGTAAATGATTTCTTGAGTGGTGCTACTCATTATCATCGTAATGATGTTGACCCATACTGGAATCGTAAAATGTTAAAAGTAGCTGAAATTGGGGATCATGTTTTTTACATTGATCCTTATAGATATTAATTTAACAATGGGGGATAAAATGTCTGATAAAGAGAAAAAGGCTCCACCTTCTCCTGAAGAAAAAGGTGTTTATCTTTTTATGGAAGATGTAACACAAGAAACTTGTAAAGACCTTGTTTCTTTTATCTTCACTAAGAGTTGGGGAAGGCCTCGACCCAAATGTTTACAGATAGTAATTAATTCTCCCGGCGGAGACTTGAATGCTGCGTTTGCTGTAATTGATGCTATGAACGGTTCTCCGGTTCCAGTTCATACAGTTGGACTAGGACAAATCGCATCAGCAGGTTTTATGATGTTTATTAATGGTGCTAAAGGGCATCGCATACTTACTCCAAACACCTCTATTATGTCTCATCAATGGAGTTGGGGTGCATGGGGTAAGGAACATGAGTTGCTTGCACAAACAAGAGAATTTGAATTAACTTCTCAAAGAATGATGAATCATTACAAAAAGTGTACTGGTTTAAGTGAAAAGAAAATCAGGCAGTATTTGTTACCAGCTACAGATGTTTGGATGTCTGCAAAGGAAGCAAAGAAACTTGGTATTTGTGATAAAGTAAAGGACTTTAAATGAGTATAGATATAAATACTACCATAGAAGAAATGGTTAGAGATTTACAAATTTCTTACATGGAAGCTATAGTTAAATATACTGATGATGTTGATGGTGAGATTGAAGGTGTCGCAAAGCTTTTGAATCGTTCTATCAAAGATAAACTTGAAGCTGAAGCACATGACCTTAACATGATGAAAAAACCAATCAGTAAATTACCTTTGTAATGAGTTTGATGAATGTTTAGTATGATACTAAGAAATATAACGAAATAAGGAGTAATACATATGTCTAGTTTTAAAGATTTAAAAGCAAACAGAATGAACAATTTACAAAACTTGTCAAAGCAAGTTGAAAAACTTTCAGAGAAACCATCTTATGAAGATGAACGTATCTGGAAATGCGAACGTGATAAAACAGGTAATGGTTATGCTGTTGTACGTTTCCTTCCCGCCCCCACAGGAGAGGATGTTCCATGGGTAAGACTATGGACGCATGGGTTCAAAGGGCCAGGTGGATGGTACATTGAGAATTCTTTGACCACACCACGAGCCGGCCAGCCAAGTGGTACTGATGATCCAGTATCAAAATCAAATACAGTTTTGTGGAACTCAGGGATTGAGTCCGATAAGAATATTGCGAGAGAACGAAAGCGTAAGCTAAGTTACTATTCTAATATTCTTGTACTGGAGGATTCTGCAAATGCAGAAAATGAAGGCAAAGTGTTTTTGTTTAGGTATGGTAAAAAGATTTTCGAGAAAATCGAAAGTGTTATGAATCCAGAGTTTAAAGACGAAGAACCAATGAATCCATTTGATTTTTGGTCTGGTGCTAATTTTAAACTCAAAATTCGTCAAGTAGATGGTTATGCAAATTATGATAAGTCAGAGTTTGCTTCTCCATCACAACTATATGACGGAGAAGATGCAAAGCTAGAGAGTGTCTGGAAACAGCAACACTCACTTCAAGGTATTCTTGCTCCAGAGAACTTTAAAAGTTATCAAGAGCTGGAAGCACGTTTCAATACAGTTATTGCTCGTGATGCGAGTAGTGATTTTGGTGGAACGATTGAAGAAACTTCTGCTGATCCAGTTGCATCTGTTGATGCAGCCGAGTCAACTTCTGAGGATACTTTAGAGTATTTTAAGAAACTAGCTGAGCAGTAATTGATAGAGGGGGAGTGTTTTGTTATATTGGTGATACACCAGTATTATGTTGGTGTCAGTTAGGAACGCGTTCCTGATACCTTGTGAAACCGTATCGGTACACTCCCCCTTTATTTTATTCCTAGTTCTTTTTCTGTAAGAACTATAAATTCCCAATCACGTTTTTCTGCCCATTTTCGAGCAGCTCTCCATTTAGATTGATTTCTTACATAAGCCTTGAGTTCATTTCTATATTTACTAGATGTTCGTTTTGGTTTCTTGGGTGGATTGCATTGACTTTGTGGTTTTATCTCAATAATATACTTTTTAAATTGACCAGATTTTGTTCTAACTTTAACATAAAAATCCACAAAATATCTTCTAGTTTTCTTTTCTACTGGATTATAATATGGAATAACTATATTCTCTGAACCCCACTCAATAACACCCGGTTCATTGTCTAAATATTTCATATATCGTAGCTCCCAACTTGACCTATATTCACATTCTTGAAGATCAGCGACGTATTTTTCTTTATTTTTGACCTTATATTTACCAACTCTAGGATATTTTCTCATAAATGTATTATAAATATAGTTATATTCATATATTTATAAAGGAAACAAGAAATGGCTAAGGGAATATCAGATTTAAAAGCAATAACAAAAGCAAATTTTGCTAAACCCAGTTTATTTAAAGTAGTTATGAATAGGGGTGGTAAAACAGAAAAAGACGGTCAGGATCTCTTTATAAATTGTTTTCAAGCTACTATTCCGGGGTCAAGTATTGCTAGTACAGACAAAGATAAAGCCTTTCGTTCTTATGCGTACCACAAACTGTATGAAGATGTTACTTTTGGATTTTATTGTACGGAAGAATTTAAAGAATTGGAATTTTTAAACAGTTGGTTAAATAGTGTTGCACCAGGTCCCCTAGGAAATAATCATCTTGAGTATTATGAAAAATATGCAGGATATTCTAATATTAAGATTATTAATTTAAGTAATGATGCACCAAGTTTAAAAAGTGAAAATAAAAAAACAATAACTACAACTTTGCATGAAGCTTATCCAAAAGCTGTAAGTTCTATACAATTAGATTATGGTACAACTAATGCAATTATACAAATAACAGCTACATTTACTTATAGATACTTTACTCAATCTTTTGGTGATAAAGAATTAAGTGAAACAGAACGAAATCTTAAATTCATAGCAAAAAATCTCAAACACTTGGGAACTGAAGGAATAAAATTTGATAATGGCTTAATAAATTCCCAATTAGATAAAGTAAGATATGGTGGACAGGCTGGAGTAACACAATCTAGTGAGGACTTAATAGGATTTGATGAATTTGGAGACAGATTATAAAAATTAATTAAAAACAATATCATTTTATATTAAGGAGTTAATGAAATGGGATTACCACAAATAGCAGTACCAGAGTATAGTTTAAATTTGCCATCTGATAATAGAGAGATAAGATATAGACCATTCTTAGTTAAAGAAGAAAAAATATTATTAATGGCAATGGAAAGTGAGGATGAAAAAGAGATATTAAATGCGACTACAACTGTAATTGGAAATTGTATATATGGTGAGTATGATTTAGAAAAAATGCCTATCTTTGATATTGAATATATATTCTTATGGTTAAGAGCAAAGGCAAAAGGTGAAGATATTGATTTAAAATATAAATGTCCAAAATGTGAAGGCCAGATAGCATTAGGTTTAAATGTTGAAGATATTAAAGTTGA